CTATCAAGGTTGATATGGATGGCTCCAATGCTCAGGCTGGAATAAGTAAACTCAAGTCTTTATTTGGAAGTCTTGAGAGTGCAGGCTCTAAAGTGGGCTCTGTTTTCAAGTCTGTCCTGAGCGCTAACTTGATTGGTTCAGCCCTTACTACAGGGGTTGGAGCTATTACCAGTGGTATCCGTGAAATGGCCTCTGAGCTCAACAGCTCACAGAAAGCCTGGAAAACATTTGAGGGAAACCTCCAAGCCTTTGGACGATCAGCTGAGGAAATCAAGGCGGCTAAGGACGAAATGCAGGACTTTGCGACCAAAACCATCTACTCAGCCTCTGATATGGCTAGTACCTACTCACAACTTGACGCAGTTGGAACTAAAAACGTTGGTAGTCTAGTTAAGGCCTTTGGTGGACTTGCAGCCTCTGCTGAAAACCCAGCCCAAGCCATGAAATCACTGTCAACTCAGGCAACGCAGATGGCAAGTAAGCCTAAAATAGCCTGGATGGACTTTAAGATCATGATGGAGCAAGCTCCTGCTGGTATGGCGGCCGTCGCAAAAGAGATGGGAATGTCTACGGCTGAGCTTGTAAAAGCTGTCCAAGATGGAAAAGTTAAGACAGAGGACTTTTTCGACGCTATGAACCGTGCAGGGAACTCAGACGCTTTCCAAAAGATGGCCACAGAGTTCAAAACAGTTGACCAGGCTATAGACGGGGCAAAAGAAAGCCTCTCTAATAAACTTATGCCAGCCTTTGAAAAACTTAATAAGTTTGGAATTAAAGCAGTCAATGCAGTATCTGACGCTCTTGAAAAAATCAATTTTGACAGTTTGGCAGATAAATTAGGAGGATTTTTAGAGAGTATCAATATTGATGGCATTATTTCAAGTGTCAGCACATCAATCTCTAATTTTGTCGGTAAAATTAAAACTTTCTGGCAAGCATTCTCAAACACTGGGGCAGTCAGTGCCTTTACTAGCGCCATCAAAAGTGTTGCCGGGGCTCTAAAAAATGTCTGGGATAGTTTAACTACATCAGAGGCCTTGTCAACTCTAGGCAGTGTATTAGGCAATATTGTCAAATGGCTTTCACAGGCTGCTACAGTAGCTGGTAACTTTATCAGCTCATTGCCTGCTGGAGTCATTCAAGCAATTACAGTAGGGTTACTTGCTTTAATAGCTGGTTTTAAAGCGTTTAAGTTTTTGAAATCATTCAATCCTTTTGGTTTATTCAAGAGTAAAGCTACTGAGGCACTGAGTGGTACCACATCAACTGTTACCTCAATAGGAACGCAAATTGTATCTGTCATCCGTAGTCTTGGGCAAAGTGTAGCCGCAGCTGCTAGAGGTATTGGCCAAGGCGTTGGCGCTGCTTTTCGTGGGATTGGACAAGGATTATCCATGGTCAATCCTTTAACTATTGCAGCCCTAGCTGTCCCTATTTTGGCTTTAGGGGCGGCGTTTGCTTTGATGGGAACACAAGGTCAAGGTATCGCAACAATCTTACAAGCTGTAGGTGATGTTATTGTAAGTGTAGGTACGGCTATTGGAACTATTCTAAACCTAGCTTTACAAGGCTTGGCTCAGGCTTTAGTAATCGTAGCACCTGTGCTACCTACTGTAGCCTCAGCATTCGCAATGTTATCACCCCTAATTTTAGCTGCTGGGATAGCAATTAGCTCAATTATTAGCTCATTTAGTGGACTAGCTCCTGTGATTACAGCATTAGGGTCAGCTATTAGCGAGATTATAACGGCTATCAGCTCAGGTATTGCTGAGATAGCAACGGCTGTGACACCTATTATTGAAATACTTTCAAATGCTTTCGTACAAGTTGTGACAGTTGTGTCTGGAGCGATTGTACAAATCATTGAGGCTTTAGCTCCATTCATGCCAGCTATTTCCGAAATGGTTCAGGCAATAGCTCCAGTGCTCCAGTCCTTAGTAGAGGCGTTTAATAATCTGATCAGTCAAATCAGCCCAATTATTGAGAGTATCACAAATCTATTTAAGACTCTTGGCGAGCAAATCAGTTCCATTTTAGAGAGCGCTGGTAATGTAGTCGAGTCCTTTGGTTCAGCTATTCGTAATGTCCTTGATGGGATTGCAGGTATTTTCGACAGTATCGGGAATGCTGCTAAAAATGCTGGTCTAGGTGTTAAATACATGGCTGAGGGAATTAAAATCCTTGTAGATCTTAACCTTGCTGATTTAGTAGGAACTTTAGCTGCAGTGGCTACTGGACTTGCTGCTATTGCAGCCTCAGGCATAACTACAGCTGGGCCAGGGTTACAACAAGCAGGGACAGGATTGAGTTTAATTGCTACATCGGCACAGATTGCAAGCGTAGCTATGCAATCACTACCTACGGCTTTGACATCTTTGAGCACTAGCCTCAGCACACTACCTGAGACAATGACAATGGCAAGTACAGCTATGAGCACCTTTGCTACATCGGTCATGAGCTCATTTGCGAGCCTTGGAGGCTCTGTGGTAAGCGTTACGGCTTTACAAACAGGAATGATGTCTCTAGCTAATGCAATGATAATGGCTCAAAGTGGGGCCTCTATGATGGCCTCTACATTGTCGATGATTAACTCATCAGCGACATCAGCCTCATCAGCTATGTCTCAACTCGCCTCAAGTATCAGCTCAGCAATGACTCAGGCTCTATCATCCGTGCAAGCAAGCATGCAACAGATGGTGTCTGTGGTCATGCAATCAGCAACTCAGATGACACAAGCTGGCCAACAGGCAGGGCGTGGGGTTTCTAATGGAATTACTAACGGTATCCGTTCAGGAATTGGCTCGGCAACGGCTGCAATGTCAGCCATGTTAAGCTCAATCCGCTCTACAGCTATGTCAGGTGTAAGCTCTATGAGATACGCAGGGAACATGATCGGCCAAGGATTGGCACAAGGTATGTATTCAGCACTTGGAGCTGTAACGGCGGCAGCTAATGCTCTTGTCGCTCAAGCTGAGAGAGCAGCGCAAGCCAAGGCTAAGATCCACAGCCCGTCACGACTATTTAGAGACAATGTAGGTAGATACATTGCTCAAGGTATTGCCGTAGGTATTGAGCAGAACAGCTCTGATGTGGTTGATAGTCTGGCATACGTTCAGAAAGAGATGTCAGCGTTCAAATTTGGCGCTGAGGACTTGCTAGGTTTAGGGAAACATACTGTATCTAGTCAGTTTAGACTCAAATCACTCACAGAACGAGCAGAAACAAGCCAAATCGAGGTTATTCGTGACCAGGCTGACAAAGTCCTAACCAGAGCTCTTGAAGTGGCTGAGGAGGCTGTCAAGCGCCCTGTTAACATGGTACTAGATGACGGTACTCTGGTTGCTAAAATCGGAGACCCAATGACTAACTATCAAAATGATAAGTTAATGATTGATAACATGATGAGAGGTATTATCTAATGAATAATGACACAATCACAATCAATGGATTTGACCTCTCTGAGGTTATTGACATTATAGACATCATCCGTCCAGTAGGAAATGAGCGCCACGTCGTCACAAATGACGCTCCACTTGTCGGAGTTAATCTCCAAGAAGTGCGAACAGGCGCCAAAACCATCAAAGTCAAGTTTGCTATGCAATATGGCAACGGCATGACACTTGAAACCGCTAAGCACAAACTAGCTGGTATTTTTAATACCTCAGAGGCTGTCAAAATCGTCATTTCAGACGAGCCTGACAAGTATTACATGGGTCTAGTATCTGGCTCTGTGGATATGGACAACATTACTAGATGGTTTCAAAAGGGCAGTTTTGACCTGATTATCCCTGACGGAGTGGCTCACGGCTCAACCTATAAGCGTTTTGATAACGGACAAGAGCAACCTGACAAGGTTGTTTTTAATTTGGTCAATAACGGCAACGTCCCAGCCTTTCCTGTCGTTACGGTTAAGAATAACGCCGAGAATGGCTATATTGGGATAGTTAATGCTAGTGGAGCTCTTGAAGTTGGTGACCGTGAAGAGGCTGATATAGGTCTAGTCAAGCGGTCTGAGGTGCTACTTGATTTTCGAGGTAATAAAATCTCAGACGGATTTACTAGGGCAACAAAGAACAAGACGATCACAAACGACAACAGCGAAAACGTGAAAGGTGTATCTGAAATCCTGACTTTATGGGATAAAAAGCACATTAAGCTAAGAGACCAGTTTAACGGTACTGATACTAAAAACTACGCTACAGGCTTGACATGGGACATACCTGTAGACAGCGCTGGGGGTGTTGGCTCCCTTGATGATTACATTTTTGGTAAACAGATTTTTTTACCTGGCGCAATCAATCAATATGGCTTTATCAAGATTACTGTATCTGATACGGCAGGTCAGTTTTTGTATGGCGTTGAAACGTTCAAACGGACTCAGGGACAAGAATGTGAGTTCAATGTGTTTGGATCCGACGGCAAGGGGAGCTATTACTTTCTTAAATGCTGGAACTTTACAGGTCTATCAGATAGCAAGGTGAACCCATTCACGTCCTCGAACGGACAATTTGAAATAAAGCGGAATGATGACAGGGTCCAAGTATACTACAAAGGCTCTCATTACAGCTTTACCATTCCTGAAATCAAAGGCAGAAAGTCAGCCAAAATCCATGTCATGCTTGGGGCCTACCATGATAAACCTATGGTGTCTAACATGTACATAGACGAACTACTTTATCGCAAAGATTTTGTGCCGACAGTAGGGGATGTGCCCAATCGCTACCCAATCGGTTCAAATGTTGTGCTAAATAGCGAGAATGACACTGTCACAGTGGACGGCCTTGAGAAGATTGTAGACGTTGTAGACGGTTCAAGTTTCTTGACTATCCCACCTGGAAATAGTCAGCTTGAGGTCTATTGCTCAAGTTGGGTCAAGACCAAGCCCACTGTCAAAGTAGAATTTAAAGAAAGGTATCTATAGCAATGTTATTGACAATACATGACTCAAATTTGAGAAAAGTAGCCTTTGTGGACAATGACAAAAAGGATACATTGAACTATTTCAATGATACCTGGACAAGATACCTTGAGACAGGCTCTAGTACCTTTGATTTTACGGTCTTTAAAAAGGCTATTATCTCAGACGTAGGCAAAAAGAGGGCCTATAACTCTCTCAATGAGAAAGCCTTTGTCTCGTTCAAATATAAGGGCAGAACCTACCTGCATACCATCCGAAAAATTGAGGAAAATG